ACCAGCTACGTGGAGTAGCAAAGGCACGTGAGCTAGACTTTGGATCAAAGTCGTACAGGTCTTTCTTAGCAAAGGTGCAGTAACCAACTACATCTGGATGTACCTTGTTTACAGTAGCCCATTGTGCCCAGTCATCAAAGTCCACACGCATTTCTAAGTGAACAAAACGGTTAGCCAACGGAGCAGGCATACGATAAGTAACACCTTTGTCAGCTTCTCTGTTACCAGCCGCAACAATAAGAACGTTATCTGGCAAATGATACTGTCCTACACGACGATTCAAAATCAACTGATAAGCCGCGGCCTGTACACTAGGAGCCGCAGAATTCATTTCGTCTAAAAATAAAATAACGTGGGGGAATTTAGAAGCAAACTCTTTTGTAGGTAGTTCGGAAGGAGAGCCCCAAACCATAGTACCTGAGTTACTGTCAAAATAAGGAATACCTTTAATGTCGGTAGGTTCCCAAAGGCTCAAGCGGATATCAATCACGTGAGCATCGATTTCTGCACCCAACTGGTGGATGACATCTGATTTACCAATGCCCGGAGGACCCCAGAGGAACAACGGACGCTGTTTCTTAAATGCCTTGCGGATTGCATTTTTAGCACCGTTCGGGCTCACTTGACGATTGATAACTTCTGCTTTTGCCATACTAGCTCCTGTCTGTTAAAAAATAGTTCTGCTTTTGTTTCGCAGTATTAGTATTATAACGCAGATAGCTGAAAAAGTCAAGAACTTTTTTAATTATTTTCGTCTGTGGCTTTTTTGCTACGCATGGCTTTGGTGATTCCGTATTTTTGGACATCACCGTTGAATAGGTATAACTCAAAACACTTTCTTTCCGAAAGTACAGTTATTGAGCGGTCTGTTAAGAAATATGGACAGTCAATAAATCTGTCCAAAAATATAATTACTTGTGGCTTCAAATCAAAGCCGGTTGGAAAGGGAACTTCGTAAACAGCCAAATCCAAAGTAGTTCTTAAAAAATCCAAACCTTTTTCGGTTAGACGTAGACCACCTTCACTTTTGGTTCTGTTGTTTTGCCACCACACACGCATACTAGCACTAATGTTTTCTTCTGTCAATGCCACATCGGCTTGTTTTAAGAATATTTTAGTGTAGGTTTTTCTGTTCACTTTATTTCTTCGCCTGTCGTTAGTTTATAAACAGCAAAGTCTTTGCTATTGAATAAAGTGTTTAATTTTTTAGCAAGATTGTGTGCATGACCAGGATTAGAAAAACTAACTTTCTTATACTTGCTACCTGGATACCCACTTAGACTATTTTGACTTTTTAAGTTAAACGGTTTTCCTAAATGGAAAACAGCCCAAATAGCTTCTGCTTCTAGGATTTGATCACTCTTATACGTTTTTTTATTAACGCTTTCAAGTACTACATTTGGTTTAGGTCGACTCATATATACATATCTCCAGATAACTACGTATATATTTATCGCATTTACATCACTTTTCTGACCATACGCCGCCGTCCATTTGAACAGTGACTACTGGATCTTCTCGTGTTTGAGCCTGCATTAGACCTTCATAATTACCAGCCAATCTAGTCATAACTAATGCTAGAGTATGTGTAATGTTTTTAGCAGTAGAAATGTCTAATCTAATCTCTCTTTGATTAGCTGTTTCGGCCGCTTTGACCTGATTCATAAATTGCGTTAATACTGTTGTATTAATTTTATCTGTTTGCATTGTTTAACCTATGTTTCATTTCCATTTCAGTTTTAAATGGACCTTCATATTGGTAACGCTCAACTGTAATAAGTTTAGGACAAAAACTTTTAACCCAACCCTTGTCAAACTTAATAATATAGTAGCCTGCACAATATACTGATTTTGACTTGTTACTTTTAGTAAACAATGGTAGATGTTTCTTTACATCATACATGGGATTGTAAGGAGCACTACTAGTAGGATATCCGTGTACTTCTCTATCTAAATCTTCAACTTCTTCGTTAGACTTTTTAGCTACAAAGAAATTAGATCCAAATGCTTCAAACAATTTTTTCTTAGTATCAAATACTGTAATAGTATCTTTTGAACTGAATACAAATTTCTTTTGCTCAGTTAATTTTAGAACACCAACTTTATTTGCATCCTGTTCTACAATCCAAAATTTCCCGTCAACAATCGGTTTTGCATGTATCTCGGTCATTGTACTTCCTTTTTATTTAGAACTTGCCATGTATAACTAACCGCAGGATACTTAGCGTTTAACGGATCAGCGTAACTTGCCGCTTGATCTGATATTTTTTGTAAGTCATATAGTTGGGCAAACTTTAATAGTCTAATGCCAACTTGTGTAACTTCTTTAGGTTTAATGCCGCAAACTATTGTCTCTGTTATGATATTACGAATATCTGCGGGTTGTTGTGTGAGATCAATAAGTTGTCGATTGCGCTCATAATCTTCTAGCACACGGTGTTCGACGCCGTTATGGTCGACCCAACGCTGAAGCATGAGATTGTTCCACGCAAACCCCTTATTTGATCTATCAGTAAATGCTTCTTCTAATTTATTTTTACGAACCTTAGGATATGCACTAAAGACATTATCGCTAGTGTCGCCGCGGATACATTTTTCAAATAATAACCATTGCGGGTTTGGAACTACCTTAGCTTCTTTAGTTTTATTGTCAATAACACGCTTGCCTTTTTTATCAAAGACGCCTTCGTGCGTAATAGTATGTTCCATTACTCCGTTATATTGTTTAACATTGGGAGCAATTAATTGTACAAAATCTGTGTCTGTCGAGATAATCACATGGTGGTCATTAGGATGACTTTGAATAAAGCCTGCAATCAAATCGTCTGCTTCTAGTTGTTGATGTTGTAGTACTGTACAGTTAGTTTTTTCTGTAATGAAATCTTTAAATGCGTCAAACGATTCCCAGAACAAGGTTTCTTCTTCTTGTTCTTTTACAGTCTTAGCCGCACGAGCTTCTGCTCGATTACGTTTATAAGGTTCATAATAATCTTTGCGCCACGACCGACCTTCAAGACAGAAGACCACGTGAGTGCCTCCAAAGTCTTGCCAAGCCTTGCGGATACTGTTAAGTGTAATATGAAACGCCATGCCTAACTTAGTGTCAGCGTCACCTTTAATGACGTGACGGGCACGGAAGAATGTGTTAGCAGTATCTACTAAAATATATGTCATGAAACTTCGCTTTTGTCTTCGGTTATCTTACGAACATTAATATAACCAGCACCTCGGTCAGTCATATCAACTCCTTCTTCGTTAGCTACATCTTTGCACAGGCTTCTAAACCAACGATCTACAATTTCTTCGTCAGCATCACCATCAAATCCGTAACCAGCTTGTTTCAATTGTAACACAAAAAGGTCATTCCAGTCAAGCTCAAAAAAGCCATTACGTACATTATCTGGATTTACTTTGGTATCTAATACTGCTACATAAGGTTCGCCTTTGGCAGTAGCTCTTTCTTTTGGCCCCAACTTAGCAAGTTCTTCTGCTTTTTGAGCGGCCTCTGCGGCAGTTGCGGCCTTATTAGCTACTTGGATAGATTCTTCTGCTTGTTTTAATGCGGCCTCAGTTTTGGCTTTGATCTTATCAATGCCAAACAACTTTTCAATCCATTTATTCATTAGGTTCCCCACTCATTTTTAAATAACGGCACTTGCAATCGATCACTATAACGTAGTCCGTTTTTCATTGCTAGTATTGCTACGTTTTTATTATTCATTGCGTAGACGCTTTCTACGCCACCAACTGGCATTAAGTATATATGACCCTTAAATCCTGCACTACGATATGCGGCAATGGCACACTCTGCATCTTTAAAGTCTTGCTCTGTGGCAATAACAAATTTTAAATATGCTGTACCAAAGTCTTCGTACTCACAAACTACTTCTGGAAGAATAGCTTCTTCCCACTTTTCTCCGCTACATGGAAGTTTAGCACTTACACTAAATGTAACTTCTCTAGCAAAATCCAAATTAGGCATTTGCCATTCTACCAGATATTCCTTAAATTCTTCTGTTAGCTTTTGAGTACCATTTGTCTCAAAAGTAATTTCTTTAAGACCTGCCATCTTGGGATGGTCTAACAAATCAGGGTAAGCTCGTTGCCAACCCAGCAATGGCTCTCCGCCTGTAATAACTAAGTGTTCGTCTTGCCATTTGTTGTGGGGCAATATCTCCATGATTCTGTCGGCGATTGCTTCTGTTGTGAGCATAGGACTAAGGTCTTTAAAATCTGGGTGCCAAGAAGCATAACTGTCACAACCAGTAGATACCAATGGAAGTTCTTCATATTTTGTAAAAGACTCAATCATAGTGTGTGTAGCGGCAATGTCAGTTGCTTCGTGACTCAATTCACCACGTGGCATACCAAAGCCTGCACATTTAAAATTACAACCAAAGGTGCGTAAAAACACAGACGGGACGCCCATATAACGTCCTTCACCTTGAATACTGTAAAACAGTTCAGCTATTTTTATTTTGCTCATTCTTTTTCCTAAATTCTTCTACATCTATTATAGCACTTTTTAATGTTTCTGCATAGTTCAAAGCGCCTTGTTTCTTTAAACATATAGTTGATTGGCTATCAATATAACCTTTAGTAAGTAACGTCCAAACATGATACCATCGTGTCTTAGACCAAAAGTTAGTTCTACTAGTGGTATAGATAGTCACTTCAACTCCGGTGTCGTCAGCTTCGACCCAAACATTATGATCGCATTCACTACTACCGCACTCGCATGTAACACGATACACTCTTGAGTCACCCCAATCGTTATGTTTTAAAATACCTTCTGCGGGTTGTTGTGCAATCATTGTTTGAATAGTTCCAAGTTAATAATCTTTGCTACACGTTCACCGACATCTTCACCGTTAGGGATAACGTAGGTCTGTTGATCATGTCTATCTTTACGGTCATCGTAATGTCGTACATTGAGAATCTTTCCGCCTACTGCGGTGCTTAGTTCAAATGTAATACGACGCTCACCTTCCGCCCGCCCACGTTCTATTTGCGCTACACCTAGTGTTCCCATATGACTTACCTTATTACTTGCATATTCTGCTTCTTCGTATCTATCTTTATTTTCCCAAGCCTTTTTAGTTTGCTTGTAGACCCATTTATCAAACCATTTCATAACTTCATAATCCTTTCTAGGACTACTTTTGCATCTGGATATTCGGGCTCATCTACAAGCCACTGCTCAACTGTCTTTTCCAGTTCTTCTTGAAGATTTCGCAGATAAGGACGTTGCTGATATGTAGCATATGGTTGTGTCCAACGGATGGTGTATAAGTGTTGTGGATTCATTTACAGCTTTCTAAAAAGTTATCAAGTTGTGTAACAGCTTCATCAAAGTCAAGTGCCATTACTTTAGCACTTATTATACTATCTTTAATCTGCATGTCAAATGGTACTACACCATTAAATCTAAAATCGTCCGGAACATCTGTTTCTACAACAAACTCTTGTAAGTTCTTTGCACGATGAATAAGATTATTTGCCATATCTACTGAGTTCATTTTATTATTCCTTAGGAAATTCCGGGCTAAATGGCCAGGATGTTTTGGGATCCGGACGATCCTTTAATACTACATTCTCTTCAATAACTTCGCCTGTTTGCTCGTCACATAGACTAACTTGAAATGGTGCAATGATATGTACTGCGGCATCTTCTTCCTGCCAATCATGCTCACCATCATAGAGCCAACCTGCACCACCTTCGTAGTAAAGTTCTTTTAATTCTTGTTGTTCCATTTCGTCAATGTCATCACTAAACTCCCAGTCAACACTAATGCTGTCATCAAACTCACAGCCCCAACCTGCATCGGTTTTAGCATAGGCAACAGTATCGTCCTTGTAAGGAAGATTACAATCCATATCCGATTCAATAAAACCCTGACCCCAGCGATAAGTTTCATCTATGTTAAACCAACTTGTACTACCGTCCTCGTTTTCACGGAACATTTCCACGTGGTAAACAATGCTTTTCTTTTCAAGCGGTTTGATTAGATATACTTTACTCATTGTATAAACCTCGGCATACGACCTTCAGCGCCACAGTATTGAAAGTTATCTAGCATAAGTACAAGACTGGCTATCTCACTGGCAGGGTGGCGATAAATTTCTTTTAAGGTATCGCCATCAATCAACATGAAATACAACTTGGTTGTACCTTCGTCGATCTGCGGTTTAAAAATATATTCCAAATCTTCTAGAATCATTTTCTTTCGCCAAACAATTGTAACAAGTTAATAAACAAGTTGATAAAATCCATGTATAGAGTTAATGCGCCTCTAACTTCTGCGGCAGGTGTAGTATCTACACTTACTTCTTCTCGAATCTTTTGTGTGTCGTAGGCAGTTAATCCAAGGAAGATAATAATAGCTAATGCACTAATAACCATTGCCATTACACTTGACCCAATAAAGATGTTTACAATGCTGGCAATAACAATAGCAATCAATCCAATAAACATAAACTGTCCGAGGCTATCTAGACTGCGTTTAGTAAAGTATCCATATCCGCTCATAACACCAAACAAGATTGCCGCTCCCATAAAAGAACTAACAATACTGCCCATATTAAAAACGGCAAAGATTGTAGCAAAACTTAATCCCATTAGTGCCGCAAAACCATGCAAACATAACTGTGCTAGACCTTTACTCGGGTTATTAGCTAATACCATAGCAACACCAAAGATTGCCGCAAGCGGAGCAAAGATTACAATCCACTTTATTATGCCTGTAAAAAAGAATGCCAGTAACTCTGGGCTAGTGCCTACAAAGTAACTAACAAGCATTGATACAATGACAGCTAGACTCATATGTCCGTAGACACGACCCATAGCACTATTAACTTCTTCTGCTGAACGGTAGTTTATAAAACCGTTGTCTGTATAGTTTGCGCCAAACATAATAATCTCCTTATTGATCTAGAGGCAATGTATTCCACTCTTTAATAAGAGCAATAACTTCTTCTTCTGAGTTGCAAAGCGTTTTGGTAGTTTTCCAATCTTCTTTTTTATCTCGTCCACCGATTTCAACCATCCAACCGTTGTCATAACGATTGATGCTGATGCTTTCATTTACTTTTGCTAGTTTACTTAGTTGTGACATTTAGGTCTCCTTATCTTGGTGCAAATTCTTGTTGCAGTTTAATGTTATCAAAAAACTCTTTCTTTGTATGAGGATCATCTTTAAATGATCCCCGCAATACTGTAGTCTGTGTTAAACTCGAGTGTGCCATGATGCCGCGATTCTCACAGCATCCGTGTACAGCCTGTACATAGACTGCTACGTTTTCTGATTCAGTTGCTTTCATTATTTCTCGGGCGATGTCGTTGCATAGTTCTTCTTGTAGTGTTCCTCGACGAGCACACCATTGTGCGATACGAGTATATTTAGAAAGACCAATGAGTTTATTAGCGGCAATGATACCGATGTAG